TCAAACTCAAAATTATCTGCGGCATCCGGGGCGATCTCATTTACCGCGCCCAAGATTTCAATCGTGGACCCCACGGCGGATAGACCCGCGATTTGGAACGCCTGAGCCAATCGAGAGATATACTCGGCCCTGATTTCCTGGCCGTAAAGTTCCGCTGGGACAGGCGGAAAGAATCCCGGTCGGCGCAAACAGATTGAAAAAGACCGGTCAATCAGCGGGTCCAGCATCTCATCCATGAGCCGGCCGATCATCGGTCCTAAGAGGATTAATCTTTCCTCGGCCCGGTGCAGGACTTCGGTCGCAGTCATTTGCGGGTTGTTGGCCAGCATCAAAAACAGATCGACAAAAAACGTCTGTTCAACGCTCTCGATCTCAAGTTTGAGCTGGTCCACTCCAATCCGGGGATCCCCGAGAGGTATCGGAGTTATCAACCCACCGCTCCGCCCCAAATCGCTATTGTAATAGTTTAAAGCCGCTGGGTTTAAAGACACCTCGGAATCATATGCGTCCTTCGGCATCTGTAATGGCGGCTTCACAGCCTTTTCACCTGCCTCCAAAACCGTCTTTTTCATCGAGTTGGCGTTTTTAGTAGCCGGCAGGGCCTCCATAGCCTGACCCCGGCCGTAAATCTCGGTCGGAGACTTTGACCACCGTGCTACATTGTGTGGCAACTCAAGGTACCCGCTCTCTTCAAGCGGTTCCTTCTCTCCCTTTTCCCAATAGATCGAGGCAAACGGCATGTTCATATTGTCGATCTTGCCGTGTTCAATGTCTTCTCTTGGAAACACAGCGTGAAAGAGTTCAAATTTTTGTTCGGGATTATCCTTAACCGCCCGCTTGATCTCCTCGGAACACGTTTCTTTCCACAGTTTGAACACCTGGCGAGCCGTTAATTTAAACTTCCGGAAAACCGTGTCAACCGTGCCGTCAGAACTCTCTGAAATAAATATCTCGCCCAAAAACAAGGCTTGAAACCGTAGGGCCTTTTCAGCGCCTTCCTCCAGATAAAGGTCGGCGGTTCCAAACCCGCACCAATCCCGGTAAAAAATATCCACTTCCATGTTGAAGTTCGACCGGGCGATGGCCTTGGCTAAGCGAAGCTCCACCTCTTGGAGCCAGACCTTAGCCGGCCTAAAATCCATCAAGTCAGGGTCGCCCGTAGTCAACCGGAACCACGGGGCCCCTGGCGGAGTCATCTGGCCATGCAGACCAGCCGACAGAATCCTCAAGGCCCGAATCGGCGCCGTCTCGTAAATATTATTGGTCCGCTTCGCGCCCGGAGTGTGCGGGGTAAAATCATCCTTGACCGGAATAAAATACTCGGCAATCTCCTGCCAATGACTAACCCAAGACGAACGGTCCTGCTCCAGGGAAGTAAATCTTTTATTCAAGTCTTCAACCAGATTCATGTCACTGCCCCAATAAAGTCCTGCGCCTGACCTGCGGCGCTCCTAAAACCCCTAGCCCGCTGGTCAACAGAGTCCCCCCGCGAGTCCGCCGCCGCCTCCGGGCCGCGGCTTCCTCTTCCTTGCGGATTCTTTCCTCTTCCTTGCGGATTCTTTCCGCTTCCGCTTCCTCGACCTCCGCCCCGGTCATCCCTGCAGGTAAAGGCAAGGTTGAGTCAAGCGGGTTCAAAAGATGAGGCGGGATTGGTGAAGGTTCAGTCATCTGAGGCGTGGGATACGGTAAAGGAGAATTCGGCGCGTTCGGGTTCAAAAGATGAGGCGGGATAGGTTCAGGCCCCATCATTTCAGGTTCGGGATATTCCTGACTTTCCTCCTGTCTTTCCCAACCCGACCATGGCTGAGTTAAAAAGGCGTAAAGCCCGGGGTCGCTCGCCTTTAAAAAATTCTCAAGGTATGAATTTGATGGACTGCCCGCCTCTTTAAAAGCCGCGGACTTCCTTTGATGCCCTGTCAATCCCGGATTGGCCCAAGCCGCCCTCTTGACCCGGTCTAACGCGCTCTCTGTCAGTAAGCTCATTTCCCCCTCACGGTTGGTAATCAGCCTTAGCCGCCCTTGGTAGCTCAACCGGCTTGGCTTGCGGAAACACAGCCTTCATGTCCGGATCCAGTATCCGGGACGCACAATCAAGCATGTCGTCATGGACCCCGACCGGAAACGGCAGGAACTCCTCTTCAATAAACTCCCGAGTCAAGTCATGGGCCTTCTTCTCGTGGTCAATGAACATGGTCCTGATCGGGAAGTAAAACCGGCCCTGCTCGAATATTGGAATCAGCCGGCGAATCCGGTCAACCTTGCTCGTAATTCCCCCTAGCTCAATAATGGGAAAGCGGTAATTTTCCTGCTCTTGGACGTACTTGATATGCTCGATGTCGGCCTGCATTCCATAATGCTCATACCCAACACTAATGGGTTTATATTCCCGGTGCAGCCGTATCAAGTGGCGAGCCCGCTCCGTCAGATTCAGCCTGTCCCGGACAATATCGATCACGTAATCGTTTTGATCCTGGCCCAGCCCAATCACGAACATTGACGTGTAGTCACTGGTCTTTTTCTTTTCTCTTGCCGGGTCCACCAGAATGTACCGGTTGAAATTTTGCCAAGCCTTCGGCTCCCAATATCTCAGCCACTTTTCCAAAAACCCTTGAGCCTCATCCGCCTTAGGGTCCTGAAGCATCTGACAGCCGAAGATGTACGGCCCCATGTCCCGCCGCATTTCAGCCAAAGCCTCACGGGTCAAAAAGACCGGCTCCCCTTCAACCTTGCCGTCCTTTGTAGCCGGGTGAATCCTCGGAATCGCGGCCCGCCGGTCCATGATGGTCTTGTACGTGTCCGCGTAGTGGTAACGGGTCCCGATCAGTCGGCGGGTTCCATCCTTCTGGCCCAGCCGAAGCGCCAGAGCCCAGGCGTCCGTGACCTTTTTCATCATGTCCGGAGTAGTGACCGACTTTTCCGTGACCACGTCATCAAAGATCAGTTTTTTAAAATGCTTGGAAGTCGGCATCCCGTCCACCAGGCCCCAAGCCTCGACCGTGGCCTCAGGCGGATTCCCCGTCCGCTTAACCACAATCCCGTCATCCTCTGACCACTTGGGAGCCTGCTTGCGCGGGTTCGCCCAAATGATTTCGGAATACAGGGATTTCAGAACATCATTAGCCTCCATCTCCCGCTTGATCTGCCGCAAGAACCCCTTGGCAATCGGCCGGATGTGGCTGAATATCCCAACCGTCTCTTCCGGATTATTAAGAATGTCCTGGATTGTCAGACCAAAAGTGATGATCGTGGACTTATAATGCTCCCTGGCCCACAGGTCTAAATGCCCGTCCGGGTTGGCCTCGACTTCCCGTGTCCGCTCGTAAAGCCACGGGTGGTAAAGGTCGGGACGGTTTAAAATATTGGTCAAGAGGAAAAATAGGTCGGCCCGGCCCATGGCGGCTAGGACACAGTCATCAAGCTCCGGGTCACTCAGGACGGTTTTATAAACCTTGCGGACCTGATCGTACGTAGCGGACGGCAAGTAGTCACAGACTTGCTGAGCGTAATCCAGATTGATGGCTTCAGCCGTTAATGGCATTTCTCAGCTTCTTTAAATCCATGGCGCCCCTGGCCGGAGTGGACTCATCTCCCGCACTTCCATCCAGGTTGAACGCCTGCCGCTCCAAAGGAATCAGCTTGGCCAGGCCTTGAGACAAAGACCGGAACAACCCGCCCTTGTCTTTGGGGGTGTTTTTGATCTCTAAAATAATCGCCTTGGCCACTATGGGATCGGTGTTCGGGTCAAGAATCGTCGGTAGGGCTTTTTCTAACTCTTCATTTTCATCGCCCCTTTCAAGTTGCTTAACGATATTTCCCGCACAAGTCATGGCCCGCCCCAAGATGGTCCGGTGCTGGCGAACCACTTCGACACCCCGAGCCGCGGCTTCCTCGACAATCTCCCGGTCGGTTCGCACGTCCGAACTGCGAACCTGATCGCGAACTAAATCGTGCGCAACCTCCCGGCGGACCCGCTCGGTCAAGTCCCGAACCCAGCCCATACTTTTGGCCTTCTTACGAATGGCCGTGTCTGAAACGCGATACTGCCGGCCGATCTCCCGGATGGATAAAGCACCAACCCGGAACTCCCGCTCAATCGCCTCCCAATCAATCTTTTTTAGAGCCATGGCCTTATGGTCTCAAAAAAACCGTAAGGTTTCAAGCGGTTAACCGTTAAAACACCGGGTCAATCCGGGTCAATCCGGGTCAATCCGGGTCAATCCGGGTCAATCCGGGTCAATCCGGGTCAAAAAAACTAAAAACCTATCTTGTTGTTTTTATTTGAGAATTACGATTTGTTGATTTTTTCCCAAAAAAGGCTTGACAGGTGGGCTTATCGTGTGTATAATATGGGTAAGATTAATATTTAAAAAGGAGGTTATCATGGAAGATTATCAAACAAGTTATTGGGATAAGGACGGACACGAACATGAAGCCATTCAAGTCCCCTGGAAGATGGTGGAGATGCTTCTCGAACATCCCCACGAAGGCACACCCGAAGACGATCAAACCCTTATGGACCACTTCGGTGACAGGTTACCGGGATGGGCCAAGGACGCCGAAGGTTGGATTGATGAATATGGGTGGGGACTGATCGGGCCGGAAAAACCAGAGACCGAAACATGAAACGACTACACGTTCACCTGACCGAGATCGAGATGGA